CTCGATGAACCGAGTGTGGACGCAATCAGAGAGATACGTCAGCTAACGCTGATGTACTCAAAGATCCTCCTGCCATGCAGTGATGCACGGCGGGAGGCTGCATACTCCCAGTTCATTGAGAGTGAGCAGGATGTCAGCATGTTCGACACGTGGCTTAGCCCCATTGATTTGGAGGCTTTTCGCCGTATGTCGGACATGCTGTTTAGGGATATGTTCGTTGGGGCGGATCGCGAGATCTACCACAACTACACAATCCCTAAACACGGACCGGGTGCGACGGCAGATAAGTTTCGTGCAAACGAAAAGTATCTCCAGCGTACCTGGCCCCGGCGGTTGCAGGAAGAGTTCCCTTTGGAACTCTACCTGCTTCCTAATCCTCGTTACTTTGAGGAATTGGCCGCCATTGACATCCTCGAACCCGAGGACGAGATACCCGTACGGGTTATCGACGTCCCCAAAACGCTCAAAACGCCAAGAATTATCGGCATTGAACCTGTTGCCATGCAATACGCACAGCAATCGGTCAAGTCGATTCTTCTCGACGGGATCAAGAGGAACTTTCATCTTGATTCCTTCCTTGGCTTCGATGACCAGGGGCCTAATCAGCTCCTAGCCAAAGAAGGCTCGGAGATTGGTAATCTCGCTACGATTGATCTTAGCGAGGCTTCCGATCGCGTTTCGAATCAGCTAGTACTGGAGATGATGCGCAGGCACGGTCCATTGTGTCGGGCCGTACAAGCGTGTCGCTCCACGAAGGCTGATGTACCTGGACATGGTGTTATTCACCTGTCCAAGTTCGCGTCTATGGGTTCAGCACTCACGTTCCCGATTGAGGCGATGGTTTTCTTTACCATCGTTTTGATTGGGATCGAGAGATCGCTCAACACACAGTTGACCAAGAAGGATGTTGTATCCCTTCGAGGTCAGGTGCGCATCTACGGGGACGATATTATCGTTCCGGTAGAACATGTCGAATCCGTCGTGGATTCACTGACGCGCTTCGGCGCCAAGGTGAACACACGCAAGTCCTTCTGGACCGGTAGGTTCAGAGAGTCTTGCGGCAAGGAGTACTACGCGGGCCAAGACATTAGTATTGTCAAGGTCCGTCGCGTATTTCCTCGACGACGGAGGGACGTTGCGGAGATTCAAGCCATTGTGGCCATGCG